GCGAGGAATTGCCACTATCGTTCTCCATGAGCCACCTGGTCGTGCGTAAGCCTCGCGGTAATTACGCGACTCCCGTCTGGTAGTCTTCATTAATCCCAGGTAGACCCACCTGGGTTGGGGTTAGTCCGATGGACTAAAACTTGCGGATGGTTTCTCGGGCTTGATCAGCCTTGTTGAGAAACGCTTCTATAGCTTGACCAGCTCCTTGGTACCAGCGGGTTTGCACCTCGTCCTTGGTATTCAGAGCGTCATGCTTAATCTGTTGAAGGGAATTCGCGAGCCACTCCTTGACATCCTTGAAGTCGTTATTGCCTTCTAGGTTCGCCAAAGCTTGAATGACTCGCTTGTTTGGTTGTTCGATCACGATGCTTTACGAGCTGCTGTGGTTCGTTGAGATACGCCAAAGTTGCTAGAGGCTGCGGCTTGACCAGCACGGCCAACACGGGGTGTGCGTGGGGCTGCGGGTTTAACTGCAGGTGTACTGGATCCTTCAGAAGAAGAAAGGAGGACAGGATCAATCGTGTCGCCTTCTTCGGACAGTAGCTCTGGACCAGCAGCCTTCTTAGCGCTCTTCACTCGAGCTGGCTTAGCAGCAGGGGAGCTGCGACCGTTCTCACGATCCTGGACTTCCATTTGGGACTGAGGGGTAGCAGGTGCAGACATGCCACCACTGCCGCCTTCCATGTCCTGGACTTCCATCTGCGATTGAGTGGTCTTTGCAGACTCAGGCATACGTAGGTCGTTGCCCTTCTCATCGATCATATTCATGCGGTACTTGACGATCTCGTCATCACCAGAATACTCACCGACCTTCTCGCCTTTGATATTCAGCTCAACTTCACCGCCGTCAGCAAAGCGCTGTAGGGGTTTGGCTGCTGCGTTGTCATGATGGAACAGAGGCTTGCTCACAATACCGAACTTGGTAGCTGGTTTCGTAGTGGCGGGTGCTTGTCCTTTACCTTGGTTAGAACGCGCCCAATCTGGTACGTGTCCCATTATTTCTTACCGTAGTCTTGCATCGAGCGTTTGCCACAGCCGACATAACCGCCGTCAGCCATCATCATCTTCTTCATTGCCATGCCGCCATCGGCCATCTTCTTGCCTTTGTGCATGGTCTTCTCATGCTTCATGACTTCCTGCTTGGCAACCTTCTGCATCATCGGTTTGTCCTGCTTGGCATCCATGTGCTTACCGCCGTCTGCGTATTTCTTCATTTTTACTGATACTCCTGATCAAAGTGCGTTGTTGCTGGCGAGGAACTGCTGAAGCTCTGCCGTGTAGGGACCAACCTGTCCACCGTCAGCCATAGCGATCGGCGTGACTGTGTTGGCTACTTGACCGCCTGCTGGCTCACCAGATGGGAGCGTGGCTTGCGGAGCGGGTAGTTGTTGGGCTTGGGGTTGCTGCTGTTGCTGCGCTTGCTGTACGAGCTCCTGGACCATCTGCTGGGCCATTTGCTGCGCTTTAGCTTGAATCTCTTGCTGCTGGATCGAGCTCTCGTCTGGGACGATCTTGGAGGTATCCATCTGTAGACCACGAGCAAGCTCGCGTAACAGGTAGGCTCTACCTTCAACACCGATAATTTGAGAGTCGAGTGGGTTGGCTGTGGCAATGAGGAATTCATTGCGGCGCATCTGAAGAGTCTCTTTCTGAATGAGACCGATCGCGCCCTTAGCTACAACCTTGAAATCACCTTTAATGTACGGATCATCGTCGTACATCATATTGTGCAGATATAGTCTCTGCACTATACCAGATACTATTTTATCAATGTTTGCGATTGCTTGCTTGATACCTTTGCTTGCGTTATCCATAAGCATCGATAAACCACTTGCAGTGCGTCCAGCGCCACTTACTGCACTAGAACCGTACACATAATTTGGGATACCTGTGATCTCGTCAGCTTGCTTGGCGAAGTTCTGATACACCGTCAGGAGTACGTCAGCGTTCATACTAGGCTGGAAGAACTTGACTGCTGGCTGTCCACCGCCTGTACGGTCTGAGGTGACCTGCCAGATCTTCCAGGGATACATCTCAGTCAGGTCTTCGCCGTCTGGGAGTCGATCCACTGTGACCTCAACCTGAGGGCCAGAGGCCACGCCCATGTTGTTAGCCAGGCTGCGAGCTGCCGCGTTACACATCGTCTGAGAGTCACGCATGACTTCAGGCAGGGCTACACCCCAGAAGCTGTGGGGCACTTCCTCCCAGCTCGAGATGTTGTAAGGGCGCTGACCCAGCGGATCAGGGTTCAGTACACATTTAAATACATACCCGCCTACCATCCAGAGGTTGACCTCGTACTCCTGGTCGTCCTGAATGGTCTTGTCCTTCATGCCCCACTCTTTGAGCCAGGCGCCATTGATGGATGCCCAGAGCTCGATGGATTCAATCAGGTTCTCGTAGAGCGGTCCACGGAAGGGTTTACCCTCGAGGACACGGCGCTCGTTGTCACCTTGCTGGAAGCTGGTGTAGCCCGTCTTACCGTAGCGGGCAATGATGGTCGCCACTACGTCGTCGTTCACGCCTGGTGTACCTGTCATCGCGGACAGACCAGCATTGGTGAACTTGTGACGCTGGCACAAAAATGCGTCATTCACCCCGATGGATGAAGGTGCGGGGAAGATGTCATAGGGGCTGACACGCTCGATCTCACGGACAAACTCAGTGGTCACGATCGGTGTGAAGTCTGGACCCCACTGCAGCGCCTTGCGACGCTTGACCACTGGGCCTTTGATAATGGCGCAGGGGAAGGTCACGAAGTCAGTGATGTAGTTCTTCAGCTCTTCGTAGAACTTGCCTTGGTTGAGCTGGTCTTGGATCCTGTCACCCATGCGGCGAGCTGCATCGGAAGCCTCTTCCTTGAGGCGATTCATGATGGTCTCGTGCACCTCCTCCATACGGGCGCGGAACGCCTCTGGGTGGAGCTGGTTGCCTTCAGCGATGTATTCCATCGCCTCTTGTTTAACCAGGTCAATGATGGCTGACTTCATTTCCAAAGGCAGCATTGGGTCTTTGGAGGGCTGGAGCTCAAACACACGTTCTTGCTGACCTAGCATCACATCCCGAATCCAGGATTCAGCGGCACGGCACTTCACGTCCGTCAACATCATGTAGATGTCAGAGCCACCGATACGGCCAATCTCAGCCGCCTTGTCAGGATCGTACTCACCGCGGCGCTGACGCTCGCACTTGAGTAGACGCTCAGTGATCTGGGTCTTGGCGGTACGTGCCTGGTCCCAGCATTTCTTGGCATACATCTGGAGATTGGTTTCCAGCAACATGTTTTCTTGCATGTCGCCTTCAATCTTTACATCCACCTCCACAGGAGGTTTGTTATTTAGATAGCTCATGTCCAGCCTTTTGCGGATTTCTTAACCATTGGTCTCGCCCTAGCTGGCGTGAGACCGCTTCTTACCCTCAAGCACGCATACTGCAAGGCATCTTGGATGTGAGATGACATGTCTTTGACGGGTCTGTCTTTGAATCGAGCGGCGCCTGATACTTTGAGTCGCTCATATTTGTAACGCCCCAGGAATCCTTTCCTGAGGAATGTGCAACGTGGGTTCAATGCGAATGCGGGTTGACCGTCAGACATCCTCGTTAAGAAGAAAGCCACAGCCTCGCGTCGCGGGATGAAGTCGTTGGTGGGGGCTGGCTCAGTTGCAATGCCAGCCTCCAGTAGTTCTTGGAGACAGGTGCGCTCATCGGTCTGGGCGCGGATGTTTCCTGCAGGGTCGCCTGCTGAGTAAACGGTGAAGCCACCGTACTTGTTCACCAGGAGCGGTTTAACGATCTCGTTGGCAAACTGGCGGATACCCATATCCTCTGATACACATTCATCCAGGATGATAGTCTTCCCGCGTGCTGTTACTTGCATGATGACGCAAGCTGGGGTTAACCCGAAGTCCCATCCTAGGACGATCGGCAAGCCACGCTCAGCTTCGACGTTCTTCTCGAGGCAATGGATCTTGTCGTTGTACTCAGGGTAGACAGGCTTACCGTCAGAGGTCGTACCGTAGTTCCCTAGGAGGAAGACGTTGATCCAGTCATCTGTCTTGGATGCACACTGCCGTAGATAGTAGTTATGACCATCAGGCAGATTCATGATGTTCTCTGCATCGGGGTTGGGTTTGAACACATCCCCCTCTTTGTAGAGTCCACCTGGCTGGCGGTAGAACTTGAACGACTCGGGCCGTTCTTCTTCCGCTACCTTGAAATACCAATGGTCGTCATCGGGCGGGTTGGTATCTAGAATGATCCCAGACCAGCTAGGGCCACCTTGCAACTTGGAAGGGAAGCGGCCAACACGCTGAGTAACCATATCGAAGATCTCTTTAGGGATCTCAGATGCTTCATTGATCCATGCTCCTGTCAGTTCAAGCGATCTCAGTTTGCCTGTTTCAGTGGGACGATCGAGCGCCATGAACAGCACCTCGAGCTCCATCCTGGTCCCATCGCCAATGTCATGGATGTTCATCGTTGACGTGATTGGGGTGTCCCATTTGATCGGCGCCACGTTTGAAGGGAACCAGGTTTCCCACGTCTTGATGGTCGTGGACTTGAGTTCAGGGTAGGTGTTACGAATGATCAACCAGCGCGATCGACGGATACCGTCCTTTGATGCTCTCTGGCGAAGGGCTCTAGCCACGATCTCAACGCAGCAGCTTGAGCTCTTCCCAGAACCAACAGGCCCCATCAGACCGCGGACGAAGCTGTCGTCCTGGTGGAATAGCGCGGCGTTTGGACCAGGCGGTTTGTATTGAATGACCTCCACCGATTACTTCTTCCCGCCAAGATCGAGCTGGAAGGTGATCGGCTGAGCGTCCACTTCCATGCGTACATCCGACAGATCGGGCAGGGTTTTACGCAGGAGAACTTCAATAGCGCGTACCTGAGTTGAGGAAAGCTCAATCTTTCCTGTAGCATGATCAGTCAATCGATTAATCAATTGAGCTGCCTGGATCTTCATCCGTGTGTTGTCGTCGTGTTTGATTGCTCTTTTTCTAGCTGCCATTCGTTGCCTCTGCTTTGTCGAAAGAGACGAGGATGGATTTCGCCAATCGCATGCAGTCGTCGCTTGTGTTGAATTCATTTAGGTTGATGTCGGCTTCAAACATGTGGGGCACGCCCTTGATGTTCACGATGCCTGTCAGCACAACCAGCTGTGGTGCTAAGTACTTCGCCATTCCTTCGGGGTGTTCCACGGAAATACCGCGTAGAACTTCAAATTGACGTAGGAATTTCTCGAGTTCTTGTCTGCGCATATACGATTTACTTTACTAATAGTGACTAATAAAAAGGGGTAGACATGGCGTCCAAACCAAGGAAAACTAAACAGAGAACGACACATCGGAGGCAGTCAGCCGTGAGAGTGAGATGGACCCCCCAAGAACAAACCGAACTGATTAACAGTGCAGCTTCTCTCCTAGCGGAACGCAAAGCCTTCAATCTCAGAGAGGCTTTTAACCAGTCCCAAGAATCTCTTCCTGCCGATCGGCGCCGCAAGATCGCCGCCCTCACCCAGATCCCCTGGTTCATCGATACCGTGCCCAAGCGGGTCAAGGAGCTCGAGAGCACGAAGACCAACACCGTAGAGGCCAAGATCGAGGAAGCCATCCAGAGCGCTCGAGAAGACGCCGAGAACCAGCTCAGGGATAAGCTGGTACGTCAGGCCGCTTCTGTCCTGGTCGAGGTCATCCTGGTCGCCCTGGAAGATCCCAAGATCAGGTCCCTGCTCTCACCTACTACCGCGCCTGAGGCGCTGTCTCAGATCAAGGTCAAAAAGACCAAGCTGAAACGGGTGATCGTAGCTGGGACGCTCGGCTCTCAAGCCAACGTGATCGAAAAGGCATTTGCCAATAAGCTGGATCTTCGCTTCTGGTCTAAAGACCAGAGCAATGACACTTTAAGGCAGATGCTCTCTCATGCGGATGCCGCGGTTGCAATGGTTGGGTTCCTCGCCCACTCCCATGATCAGATCCTCAAGGCATCCAAGGTTCAGTACATCCCCGTCTCGGGTGGTGTATCTCAGATCAAGGGTGCCCTGGAGGGTCTCATCGAGTAGAACCTGGAGCCACCTTCGGGACT